ACCAGTTTGGTCTGGAACATAGTAGCCATCAAAAACTCCATTGAAGTAACTATCAACCACCGTGTTGGCTATTGATGTAAATTGACCAGATGTATATCTCAACGCATAAGTATTGCTTGTTGATATTTGCTTTGTAGTTGTCGTTAAAGATGGAGCTATGTAGCCCCTGATATCCAAAGCTTTTTCATATGTTGATAAATTGCGATCATTAGCATCAAGCTTAATATCCCTGACCGAATTAAGATCTGTATCTGGTATTTCAACAAAGCGAGCCCGTAGCGATGTAGAAACAATTCTTGCAGAACTAGCTCTGTCTACGCTTTTCTCATCAAAACCCAAATGCAAAATAGCCCCATCTTTTACAGATGTTTTTCTAGGATTCAATAAGTATTCTATGTCAGCTCTTGGATAATTTGTCATTAATAATAAATGTTCTACCGCTTCTGCGACTGTAGATTCCTGAAGTAAGAAACCTTTAGTCACCATTTTTTCATTACCGAACTTACTTCTGTCGGTAAGTGATGCGCTAACAACCATGCTAGATGAGGAGCCCTGCCATTCGTCAACATAAAACACCCCATACGGAACATATTCAAATATATCAAAAACTATGGCAGCGCCAGCGGTATGAGCTCTACCGATAGTTCCGCCGTAGCCTCGCTGGATCACATCAAATGAGTTTCCAGTACCTTTCCTAGCCAATACTCTTTCTTTATTTATTGTTCCATCATCAATAGTTAAAATATAATCATTATTACCACCGCCTGCAGGGAAGCCTGCAACGCTGTTGACACTCCAGACTGTGGAGGAACTAGTTATTGTATTTGAGAGGACTGCATTAACCACGACATTTGTTGATGGATGAATCTCCCATCCAGCATAAATATGAACCCTGATATCTTTTTTCATATATTTGCCAAATGAAGACGAGGAATTGAATAAATTAAAATCCTTTTCTGTATTATCAAAGCTTAATGATGCTGTTGAGCTTCCAGTTCCAGCAATTGGCAAACTGGTTTCATGGACATCTCTCACCTTAGAAACACCAGAGTCAATAACATAGTCAGTCATATCAACCTGGTATATTGGAGATACTTCGTTTACCCTTGCGTAATCTAGGGGGTTCTTTGTCGTATAAATAGTTAAGACAATTTTATTAATATCATTTGAAGTTACCCCTTCAAGAAAATGCTCGTGATAATATAATTCGTCTGGTATTTCTGCATCCTCATTGTATATTAAGTTTACTGTTTGATTATATGCTTTAATATTATATGATTTAATTTGACCATTATATTCAGATGTTATAATTTTTAATAGATTGACTTTACGCTCTGTAAAAACATATGTCAAAATAACTGGATCAGTAAACCCGTATCCATTAAGCGTAGCATGGGTATTTGACAAACTTTTGGTTGATGACTGATATCCAAATTCGTAATTATCATCCTTATTTGCTGGAAGACAATGCCATTGACCATTTGCTGTGATTACTTTGCCATTAATATCTTTTGCATCACACACACCCCATGTAAATGACTGGCGTTCTATGCCATTAATTGACTCATTTGGAGTAAAATAAAAATCCCTCTGCCTAGACTGATTAAACTGCACTTCTTTATTTGATAGAGATCTTCCATTGGATAGCATCCCTGTAGCATTAAGAATTACAGTTGCATTACTTAGTTGCGAGACAGTATAATTACTTGAAGCAATTTCAACATTAGCGTTTTTTTCAATATGCCTGCTGTCCAGCCAATCAACTAGGATGAGTGGTTTGATTCTTTGAGAAATCGCAGATGAAGCGGAGTTAAAAGAGTCTGAAATTTGTTTGTCATATAAGCCGTATTGGAGCATTTAAACTTCCTCTAAACTTATTGAACAATCCCAAAAATACACACCATTTTCAATATCTCTTCTGATTAAAGTTTCGCTATAATCTTTCACTAATACATTATAACTCGTTTCAGTGTATGGAGTTGTCCCAGAATCATCTAAATTTATTATTTTAAGAACATGCGATCTGGGGTCGGATGCTATATCCTTTATAAAGTCCCGACCTTTTTTGCCATCAACAGTTGATGAGTTGGAATTAGGGAGCCAAGACCATGACAAATTAAAAGTCCTTCTTGCAGCCCTAGATGAAGACTTATAGTATCTACTGGATCGGTTATTCCAGTTCTTTACTTCAGTAAAGATCGGCTCAACACTCATATCAATAGTTCTATTATGATTGGTTATCGGGGACTCGTCCAGCAAAAGGAAAGTTCTAATTAATGAATCATCAATATTTACAATCCCAGCAATTGCCGATGTAGCAAACTTTACTGCTGTAGCAGATACTGACCCCACATTCTGCAGGACTATCTTGATTGTTATTAGAATTAGTTTACCAGCAACTGACAACGATACATTTGAACTTAACGCAGTAGACGCAAAGATTATCTTCCTTGGTATTGCAGATAAATTAGACGATACAACCACATTAGCGGCACCACGAGCTGTTTTTACCATAGATGTAACAATTGAAGCCGCCGAGCTTATTGCAGATACAGCCAGTGCTGTTTTCACTGCTAACGCCGCAACACTTGTTGTGCAATTTATTGCAGATGAAGCATATGCTATTTTTGTACTTGACGCAGTTAGTGAAGAAGTTGCACTAATAACAATTAACGCCCCTTCCCTAATATTTGTGCCAACGGTTGCAGTTGCTGATAGTAAGTCAGAAATATTTGCCGAAGCAAGAACCATTCTTGTAGCGGCAACTGTTGCCGTTGCATCAGCAGATAAATTTGCCGAAATAGATAACAATCTTATTGCATTAACTGTAACGCTAATATCACCAGCTACCGCAATAGATACTGCTTCAACATCATCAGCAGTAAAGAAATCTACACCACTATTAAGAGGTTCGCTAAAACTATAGAAACTGTCTGCCATGTTTAGCGCTCCTTCAATGTCAATGAGACATCATAATAAGTACAACCAGTTTTTAAATCTCTTCTAATAACCGATTCGCTATAGGAGTCAACATAGCAGGTGTATTCCGTAAGACCAGCGTTCGGTTCAAGCTCAACTTGGACAGAAGCCGTTGAAGATGTATTTGCCAAGTTAAACAAAAAAGTCCTGCCAGCTTTACTGTCAACTGATTTATCAACTTTGTCTGGAAGATACGACCAAGTTATTTGAAATGATCTCTTATTAGTTGTGAAGAATCTTCTTCTATGACCAGATGCAAGATCAACATCATTAGCCGCAATCTCTTCGGTTATAGACAGCTTTCTTCCATGCTCTGTAATAAATGTTCCATTTATTTTGAATAAAGAATTAGTATTCATTATAGACCTTTATTAATCCCGTTGTATGTGCTTACAACTCTGCTTTGCACTCCAGCAGCTTTTTGATTTCTTGGCAAAACTTTTGTGTTGTAGTCTTTCATCATTCCGTTAAACCACTCTGGCTCACCAATGAAATTCTCAACAAAGATATTTACATTTTGCGTTGAACTAGACGCAGTTCCAGATTGTGCGTATTGTGGAGCATTAATTCCAGCACCTGGCATGTTGATTCTAGGAACAGATGGCATGCTCGGCAAGTTTGGCTTTGAAAGCTTATAGTTATTCAATCTTTCTAGCGTGTCAGTGCCAATTCTTTGCACAGCTTTATGATTAATAACATATTCCCCTCCGTGCAATATCGCTGGGATACCTTGTTGAACTGGACCGTTTGTCATACCACCAGTACCATACGCCATTCCACCCTTCATGTACATTCCAACTTTTCCGCCGCTATACAGAGTAGGAATTTTTGGAAGAGGGATAAAGTCGCTTACCTTCTTTCCTCCAATGAAAGGAAGTGGGATTCCCAAGATAGTCTTCGGGAATGCGAAATTACCGAGCAGGTCAACAGCCCTGTTGAACAACCCACCGATACTATTAACAACTATCTTGAACGCTTGCGGTATTGCTGAAATTGCAGATGAAATGAAATCAATAGCTCCACCAATTACACTCTTGATTGCACCTCCGATCTTAGAAATAATCGGCTCTATAACACCCCATACTGTGCTGAATGCAGTTTTTAATCCATTCCATACGCCTATTAAATTTTCAATTACAACTTGTATCTTTTCCTTAATGAACCCGCCAATACTGCCAATTACACCCATGATGAAATCTTTTGTATTAGTTAGCGCAGCTACAAATAAGTCCCATCCTGCTTTGATTAAGTCAATTGCTAAACCAATTCCACCTGTAATAGCATCTTTAATAAAATTAAATATCGGCTCAAGGAAAGTCCAAGAAATTTGTATCCCCTGCCATAACAAATCCCATACAAATTTTACATCGTCAATTGCTTGTTTAATTACCTTTCCAATAATATCCGCCATCAAGCCAAATATTGGACCTACCAAGTCCCAACCAGCCTTGATACCATCCCACAAGAAACCAAATATTTTCTTTAGACCTTCAACTTGTGTTGAAATTATATTCCCAACAATGTCCATAATCCAATCAAACACTGGCTTAATAAAATCGTAACCAGCCATAATGCCGTTCCACAGAAGGCTAAATGCAATTTGTAGTATTTCAACATAAGTCTTAATTACATTTCCAACAGTGTCTGCAATCCAATCAAATACTGGCTTTATAAAATCGTAACCACTAGTTATTATTCCCCAGAAAATACTAATTGCATCACCAAGTATTTGGAAAGCGTTTGTTGCAACATAACTAATAACATCCCAAACTTTTGAAAACGCTGCTCCAATCCATGATGCTACTTTCTTCAAAGTATCCCACAGCAGAGGAATAACAAAACTTAAGTAATCCCAGTACAGAGAAGCAGCTTTTTTCAGCACTCCCCAGGCTGCACCAAATGCTGTGCCAATCCATGATGATACTTTCTTCATAACTTCCCAAACAACATCAATTGCAGACTTAAACCCATCCCATACGCTTGAGAGTATTGGACCAAGATTATTTTTTACTGTATCAAATAACCACATAATTGCTTCATACGCTATAACAACTGGTGCGGTAAATATTAACCACAAACTACCAATGTTCTCATGCCACCAATCAACAAACCCCTTAACTTTATCATAAATAAAGTCCCATGCTGCAACAGCTACATCTTTAATTATATTAAACGCCCCTACGAGACCTCCAACAATAAATTCAGCAAGATCAATAAGGGCACCAACAACTTTCTTAATAACATACCATGTAGATTCAAGAACAATCTTAATTGTCCATGTTGCAGCAATTGCCGCTACCAAACCAAGCAATGCAGCTAGGCGAGCAAAGAAGACTACAATTGGATTAGAAGCAATAGCCTTGAAAACATCAAACAGAACATTAAATACCCCAA